ATTAATTAGGGGCGGAACACAATTCCGCCCCTTTTTTTATGCAAGGTGTAAAAATGAAGAAATTCCTCGTACAAATATGGGCTTTTAACTATCACGCTAAATTTGAAGTTTTAGCTGAAGATAGTGCTGAATCCATTGAAAAATCAGTCCTTGACAAGCTGGGAGAAAAGAGTGTAAAATGGGACTATCTCGGAGAGAAGACTTTAGATCCCCGAGTTAAGCGCATTACCTACGAGGAGGTTAATGATGACTCAAGACCTATACAATACGAAGAAGTACTTGGAACTAGAGTGGCAACAAGAGCATCTGAAGGAGGGCAAGAATAATATCAACATGTCTTATATTGATAAGAAAATTCAGGAAATTGTTAAAGAAATTATTGCCAAAGAGTTTGAAGCAGATACTCTTCAAACCAAAATACACGACGCTAAGGCCGAAGTTTCGATAGCCACTTAAGCGCTATCAAAAAATCAACTTTTTACTATAAGATCACTTGCGCCAAATTTAAATTTGGAGTATAGATTAATTACTATACAATTAAATTAGAATGCTGACGAGTATAGTCGACGGCCTAGAGACAGCATTCGCAAACTAGGAGGATTATAATATGGCAAATAGTACATTTAACGGACCGGTACGATCCGAGAACAACTTTAAGGTGATTAGCAAAGCTACATCTACAGGTCTTGTTTCTGATCGAACGGTTCAAAGCGGGATGAAAGACTCTCGAAGATATTATCTCGACGAGTATTTTAATAAACTTCCTGCTCTTAACGCTTACCTACAAGGCTCAGAAACAAAAGACTGGGGCAGCATAGCGGACGGCAATGAAGCAACGGAAGACTTAACAGTTACAGGCGCAGCACTAGGAGACTATGCGGTAGCAACAATGAGTATTGATGTTACAGACTTAACTATAACGGCATCAGTAACAGCATCAAACGTAGCTACAGTTGTTTTAGGAAACTTCACAGGTAGTGCGGTAGACCTTGGATCTGGAACATTAACAGTTAAAGTTTTTAAAGCTGGTTCCACAGGGGTAGGTAAAAGCGTTAACTTTGAAGTATTAGGTACTAACATGACTACAGCGTTAGCTACTAGAAATGCTACTGTTGCAGCAGTTACGCTGTCAACAGCAGGTGCTGACCAAGACCAAGCAATTTTGGCTCCACACTTAGACAGTGGACAAACAGCTTGGACTGGTGTCAAATGGGGTACTGAAAACCAAACTGAATGGGAAGGTCTAGTCAGAACAAGTTCGGCTATTGACAACCAAAAAATTTGGGCTGGTTTAAAATTGACAAATGATCAATTACCTGAAACGGATGCGGATCAAGCATATTTTTATTTTGCTACAGACGCAACGAACGGGCAAGATTTGTCAGACTTTACACCATGGTACTTTATTCATTCTACTAACGGTACTGACTACCTAACTAATACAGGTTTGACAGTAGCAGCTGATACAAACTATCATTTCAAAATTTCGATTGATAGCGATAGAAAACCATCTATTTTTGTAAATGGTGTGCAGTACAGTGCATCAACAAGTGCCATAACGGCTTTTGATGGTACAACTTCGGTTACTGGAACAACTCAGGCAACTATTGCAGCGAATTATTCGGCTGCTAATGCTAACACTCAAAAGGGTGCAGCGTTGAAAGATAACATTGATTTAATTCCTTATATAGGGATTGAAGCTGGCGACGGCGCGGCAGCAGCACTGAATGTTAGTTATAGTACAATTAGCAGACTGTTGTTTGAATAATAAATAATGTGAGCTCCTTCGGGAGCTCACAAGATTAGGAGAAAATTTATGGCAACAGATCTAAAATCATCTGCAGTAATTACGACTACAGCGCTCGACGCTGATGGTTTATCGACTGCAGCTGCCGTTGGAAATAATGCAGCACTTACTTTAGGTGGAGCATTAACTTCTGGAGGCGCTTACACAGCAGATACTGGCACAGCTAGACAAATTACACTTTTAAGTGCAGGTGACGATTCAGGCATTGAATTTACAGTAGTAGGAACGGATGTTAATGGAGATGCTTTATCGGAAACTGTTACTGGATCAGATGGAGCACCAGGAACAGCAACAAGTACAGGCTATTTTGCAACAATATCGTCAATAACAGCAGTTGGAAATCCAGCAGGAAATATGTCTGCAGGAATTAATTCTGAAGTAGCAGGCGTTGTTTTTGCAGGTCGTACACGAGTTAAAAATTTAAATTGGACTGGTGGTGGTGCTATTGGATCAATTTACGTAAGAAATAGTGGAACAGCAGGAACAAGTTTAATAACAGTTCGTTCTAATGCTACTTTAGGGGTTAATGATAATCTTACTTTAGCAGATGACGGGGTTGTTTTTGCTTCTGGAGCTTATATTACTTATACAGAAACACAGTGTAATAGCGTAACGGCATTTTACGGATAGTAGGTAGCATATGGCTAACACTACTTCCGGAACAGTAACGTTCGACAAAACATTTGCTGTTGATGAGATTATCGAAGAAGCTTACGAGCGAATTGGCTTACAATCTGTTTCGGGATATCAATTAAAAACAGCAAGACGTTCTTTAAATGTAATGTTTCAAGAATGGGGCAATAGAGGATTGCACTACTGGGAAGTAGGCGATACCAATATTGATCTAGTTGAAGGTCAAGCTGAATATATTTTCTATAGAGCTACGGGCGATGGAACTTCTGCAACAACAGCTGGAGGAACAAGTGGAACTTCCACTTATGGAATAGCTGATGTTTTAGAGGCAACTTACCGAACTGGTAGAGGTACAACTTCTGAAGCGGATTCTACGCTTACAAAAACAGATCGATCAACTTATTCTGGTTTAACTAATAAATTATCTAAAGGAACTCCTTCTAGATATTTTGTTCAAAGACTTATTGATAAAACTACTATAACTGTTTATCCAACGGCAGATTCTTCCAATGCATCGAAAAATATGCATATTTATTTTGTAAAAAGAATTCAGGATGCTGATGCAACTTATACCGATGCAACTGATGTACCTTATCGTTTTGTGCCTTGTATGGCGTCAGGTCTCTCTTTTTATTTAGCACAGAAATATGCACCTCAAAGAGTTCAAGAATTAAAATTATTATATGAAGACGAATTAAAAAGAGCTTTGTCAGAAGATGGATCTTCTTCAAGCACTTATATAACCCCAGCAACTTATTACCCGAGTGGATAACTATGGCATTTGCAAAAGGAAAATACGCTAAAGCGATATCAGATCGATCAGGTATGGAATTTCCGTACAATGAAATGGTTAAAGAATGGAATGGTTCTTTTGTTCATAAATCTGAATATGAAGTGCGACATCCTCAAGATGAAGCAAGACATCATAGTATAGAAGGACATGGTTTAAGAAATGCAAGACCTGCAAGAACAGAAAATGAAGTTTCTGTTTTATTGGGACCAAATCCTTTTGAAAGTATTTCAGCGGGATCTGGAATTATAAATGTTTTTGAATTAACTCACGGAAGATCAACAAGTGACACTGTAAGATTCAGAGGTCCAATATGGACAAGTTCAGATTCTGATGGTTATCAAAATCCAGTGGGTTTTGATGGAATCACAGGAGCAAATCTAGCTTATTCTTCTGGCTACTCGATTACAGTCGGGAAGCGAGATTCGAGCGGCAATATTACAAATACAAATGACTACTACCACTTTACTGTAAATACAAACACTGCTACAAGTGGAGGAATATCAGGAGGAGGCAATAATTGTTCGGCTGGTCCGGCATCATTGAGCGCATAATATGGCAGGATTTACTTATTCAACATTAACTACAGCTATTGGAAATTATACTGAAGTTGGAACAGATGTACTTTCAAGTACAATTACAGATCAGTTTATAGATAATACAGAACTTAGAATTCAAAGAGATATTCCAATTGATGCAGATAGAAAAGAAATGATAGGAAATTTAACTGCTTCAAAAGATAATGTTTATGCTCCTGCGGGAACTTTATTTGTTAGAGGAATACAGGTTTATACTTCAACAACTGCTGCAACTGGAGCTAATAGCTGGCTAGAAAAGAAAGATATTAGCTTTTTAAGAGAATATGATGCAGCTGAAACGACTACTGGCACACCAAAATACTATGCTATGTCAGGAGGAGCAGAAGGAATTGGTGCAACTTCTTCAGGAAGAATTACAATTGTTCCAACACCTTCTTCAGCTTTTATGTACAAAATTCATTATAATGCTAGACCAATAGGATTGAGTTCAGCAAATACGACAACTTTTTTAAGTTTAAATTTTGGCAATGGACTTTTATATGCCTGCTTGGTAGAAGCATTTAGTTATTAAAAAGGCCCAATGGATATGCTACAATTATACGAACAAAAATATCAAACCGAAGTACAAAAATTCGGTGGAGAACAATTAGGTAGAAGAAGAAGAGACGACTATACAGATGGCGAACCTCGTATACCCGTTCCTCAACAGACACCGTAAGGATTAAAATATGGCAACACTAACAACAACTATCAAAGAAGCAATCACTCTCAACAATTTAGATTATGGATCGGAAAGATCTTTAGATATTTCTAGTGTTAATGAAGTTGTAAAAAGAGTGGTAACCGCATCAACGACAGAATGTGGTTTAATAGGATTTATATCGGCTATTAGTGGTGTAGGTGTCACTGCAAACAAAGTAGGTTATGTTGCAGGGATATTTGATGATGGTGATGTACGATATATTAGAATTACAAATTTAGATTCATCCAATCATATTATGCTAACTTTTAGAGATGAAGATAACACAGAATTTAGAATGAAAGTAGATGCAGGTCACTCGTTTATTTATCCAGGTGATAATAGCGGTGGCGTTGTAGATACAATGAAAGCAGCAGGATCGGCTTTAGCTTCAGGTCTTGCAGATTTAACAGATATTACAGTTGATACAGATACAGCATCTTGTGATGTAGAAGTTTTGTAGGGAGCGCTTAATGGCATCATCATACACAGATCTTGGTACAGAGTTAATGACAACTGGCGAAAACGCCGGTACATGGGGATCTAAAACTAATACCAATATACAAATTTTAGAAGAAGCGGTTCGTGGTTATGTAGCAGTATCTGCTAATTCAGACCAAACTTTATCTTTAACAGATGGTTCTACGGGTGATTCTATAAGAAACGCTGTTATCGCTCTTACAGGTACTTTAAGTGCTAATAGAACAATAACAGTTCCCGCTGTAGAAAAATGGTGGATTATAGATAATCAAACCGCAGGAGCCTATACCATTACAATAAAAGCTAGTGGTCAAACTGGAGTTACTTGGGGAACATCTGATAAAGGAACAAAAATATTATATGCAAATGGTACCGATGTAATTGACACAGGTATTACATCAGCTGGAGCATTTGATTTAGATGGTGATGAATTAATTTTAGATGCTGATGCAGATACAAGCATTACAGCAAGTACAGATGATCAAATAGATTTTAGAATAGCAGGAGCTGATGATTTTACAATGACAGCGAATGCATTTAATGTATTAACAGGTTCTCATGCAACTTTTGCTGATAGTGCTAATGCTAAATTTGGTACTGGCAATGACATGTTGGTTTATCATGATGGATCTAATTCTTATATTACAAATGCTACTGGAGCTTTAAAACTAGCAACAGAAACTTCAGGAATCGCATTAACAATTGGACATACAACTTCCGAAACAACTGTAGCAGATAATTTAACTATTACAGGAACAACTGTTGGTACAACTTTTGATGTTAATGGTACTGCTGATGCTATTATTTTAGATGCTGATGCAGATACAACCATTTCATCACCATCGGACGACCAGATAGATTTTGAACTAGCAGGTGCTGATGATTTCACGATGACAGCGAATACCTTTACAATTCTGTCTGGATCAACTATAGCTATTGCTGCTGGTGGAGCAATTACAAATGCAGGCTCAATGGCACCAGATATTGTAAGTTCTGGTAAAGCAGCAGTGTTTGGATTTTAATTAGGAGGAAAATATGGCAAGTGAATTATTCAAAGTAGGACTATTTCCAGTTGTTTCAACTACAGAAGTGAAATTGATCGATGGTGCTAGTGGACACAGTTACGTTGTTCTATCAATTTCAATTTGCGAGACGGCCGGATATGCCGAGACTTTTGAT